TGTTGATATCCCTAGTTGGCGAGCTTTTAAAATAACATTAAATCGATAGTCATTGAAATCGTTTAACAGTTGATCTTGAAAATCGTAAGTTTCAAATAGAATCAGCCCGTGCATCGGGTGAGATATACGGGCGTAGTTTTTAAGAAAGTAAGATGGGTCTTTGCCACATTTTAATATTTCTTTAACTTTTTCTTTTTTTGAAAGTTCAAAATTCATACACTCTCTGCCAAGGCTTCACGAATAATATCTTTCAATTCTTCCCAAGCCACGGCTGAGTTATTAGATTTATCTTCTGCTAATCCACCATAATCAGGCATTGTACCGGGCTTTTCTTTTATTTTTTCATATACTGTGTTAAATAAATTTGCCACTTCTGCTTTGCTCATGTCTTTTATTAAGCTCATAACTTTGTTTTCGACAGATAATGCTTGTGTGACTCTGCTACCAATCGGTTGCGAAGCGGTGTCTGGTTTTAAAGGTTTATCCATCGGATTTGTTGGAGAGTCAGATGCAGGTTTTCCATAAGTTCTAATAAATTTAGTTTCGTCATCAGAAGGGGCCGGATCATCGCCGCGTATCTGCCTAAGCAGCGCGTCTACTTTTTCACGGCTCATTGCTTCATCTAAGTTTTCTTCTTTAATATACTCTTCTAAAACAATTTTATATAAATCTGATTTCGATATTTTCATTTCTTTTCTCCGCTATTTTTAGGGCGGGTGTCGTTATCTGGACGCTTGCCGCCGGAGCCATCCCAGCCACCTTGATCCATAAACGATTTCCAATAATCGTCAGGCGCCTTAGATGCAGTCTTGTTATTCATTTCTTCATCCAAACCACCAACTCGATAATGACATTTAGCTGTGAACCAAGAACGAACTCGCGAAGAGTTTTCAACATATATATCCACATCACCTTGTTTTGTTAAACTTACAGATGAGCCTTGGATTTTACGATATTCTTTTTTGAGAAACGAAACAACCTGTTCAATTTGAGATTCTACATCAGACTCAAAGCCGTTTTCGTGAACTTGTTTTAATTGCACCTCTGACATATAAGAAAGACACATCATGTCACCATAAAATTTGATTCCAAATCCATCCATTACTCTCTTGTCTAAGATAGGATCCCCATCTTCTCTTTTGAGGCCGGCCAATAAAGGCTCCCCATTCTCATCGAGAGCGCCATCATATGCATTTGCCGACGCTTGTGATAATCCTTGAATTATTTCATATACTGTTGCCATTTTTTGGTCTCCATCCTTTTAACCATCTTTCCTCTCTATCTTCCACATATTGAACGTAGCAACTATGACAACATTCAAATTTTAAAAGACAGACATCATCCATCGATTGCTTTGGGAATTTCCCGCAGACAGGACAATTTTTTCGAGGCTCTTTATTAAGTAGTTTTTTTGATACCTTTATACCATTTATATCAACTTTCTCTTGGTGCTGTTCATTTTTCTTAATTTTGCCATAAAAGTCTTTCATTTGGTTAAGATAATTTTTCTCTTTTTCCTCATCCCAATTTGATTTAGGATTAATCACTGTTTCTTCACCGTATTTTTCACTTATTGCTTTTTCGACAGCAGCAATATAATTTAAATCTTTATCTTTCATTCAAGGGCCCTATATACGCCATACGAACTCGCAGTACCAATGAGGATCCCACCAGCAAAATACAACCATTTGTAACGGGGTGAAGTTTTTTTTAGTGAATTGGCAAGCATGTCAATCTCTTTGTCTTTTTGTATTATAAACAAATCATACTCTTTTGTTAATGCATTATGTTCAATTTTTAAATCATCAATTTTAAATTGATATTCTTCTTGTTGAATCTTTAATTGGTAATCGGTCTTTATATCACATGAGTATTTGTATATGTCGTAATCTGCCAATATTTTAGCCATGGCATGTTCATCAAACAGTATTCCAGCAAACGGGGCTGGCGCTTTATATTCAAGCACGGTGAATTTAGCGGGTTCAGTAGCGCTGGCAGTCATAGTCAGCATTAATAAAAGTTTAAGGAACATATTGAATGCCAAACTTTTTTTCTATATCTTTAATTAGTTGCTCTCGATCACTATTAAATTTATTTCTATACTTGCCTTTTTTGTCTTCTCTTAATTCTTTGATCATTTCTAAGGCGTCTTCATATTCTTGCTCAATTACTGCTATGGACTCCATGTGGTTTTCCATTAACTTTTGTTTCTCTCGAATCTCTTGTTTGTGAATTTCTTTCAAACCTTCTATTTGTGCTTGATAAGATTCGTTTTGTGTTTCATATGCCTTTTGCATTAAATTATAGTCGCGACTGTTTTTCATCGCGAGAATAACTAAAAGCGATACAATCAAGATCGCTTTCCAATTTTTAATAACAAATTCTAATATTTGTTTTTTAACCATCGAGGCCTCTTAATTTTGCGATACCGTCAATAACAGTTTGGCCTCCGATGTAGATCGCTGAGATTATAACCCAATCTTCGCTAGTTAATCTATCCGCTAATGCTAAGCCAGTAGCTGTCAACCATACCATTAATTTTCGAGATGTTAATTTTGATAACCACGTGTCCATAAATGCTTGTGCTTTTGCCATCATATTTTCCTTATTTTTTTTCTTTTGCTAATTTTGTAGCTGTGGCATACATAACAGACTCTGCATCATCGCCATACCTACGTTTAAAATCTTTTTTAGATTTTTTCATGCCTTTTACAATATCTTCTTTTTCTTCTTTTTCACTTTTGTTTAACTCTCTTTCTGATAATTGTTCGCCGCGCATGTAATTTAAAACAGAACTAAGGTAATCTTGTGATTTTGTAATTTTTGATTCTACCCATTCTTCTAAATCGCTATCATCATCAATCATATTTTGGAGCATAACTGCAACCTCTGCGGTCCTACCAAGTTGGCTACGAGCCATTGAGCCTTCACCGCCGTGTCCTTCTAGAAAGAATTCGTGGTCTCCATCAAACCGATCAAGTTGTTGGCGCATTTTATATTGCTCATCGCTGTAATCTTTATAGTCCAAATCGAATTCATCCATAATCTTTCTAAGCTCTCGTTCAAGCTTGTGAGCCTGCCTGACTATTCTTTTTCCGTCAGTTTTCCGATCAAACGACTGATTATTCAAGTCTGTTGTATATCTGGTAAATTTATTAAACAACATGCCCCATTGTTCGATCTTTCTTTTGAAGGCATCATATCTTTCGACTGGGATTTTTAACTCAGCGCCTTCATCTAAGACAGATTCAATTTCTTCTGATAAAATTTGTCTTAATTGTGATTTTGTAAGTTTCATTTAAAAGCCCTCCACTTGTTCACTTATTTTTTTATCAAATTCTCTTACGATATCAGCAACTTCTAAGTTTAGTAAATATTCTTCCTCTACAATCTCGTTTAATGCACTGGTCATCTGTTGCCTGAGACTTACTAAAAACGGCGCGTCTTGATTAAGGTTTGCTCCTAAGCCAGCGGCTGCTAGAATATTCAAACATGAAGTAATGTGTTGAGTAGCAATTTCTTGAATTTCTTCTTTTGTCACTTTTTAGACTCCATCATTTATTTAATCCTTTTTACTCATTTTAAGTTCTTTGTACGCCATCATTAGTGCAGGTAATACTACTGCTGGTGCCAGATTCATTGCGACTTGTTTAAAAGCCTCTACTGCTATCTGAATGTTTTCAGGAGTAATATTTTCAAGACCTTCTTGGACTGATATTGCTGCATCTAGCTCTTCTTTGATAATTTTTTCAAGCTCTAATTTTTTAATTTTCATTTTTTACAATCCTTTGGTAAATATGATTTTAATGTCTCTTTATAAGTAGATAGCGGAGGCTGGTTCCACTTAATTTGTGGACAAAATTCTTTGTGATCTTTTTTATCTTGCAAATATAATTCTAGTGCTTTGGCATCTCGCTCAAAATCCGATGTAGTTTTAACAGGCACAAATGCCGAAGCGCCCGTTACAAGGGCGCCTATAAAAAATAATGATATTATAATTTTCATTTTGTAACTAAATCCTCAATTCTACTTAAAATTTCTCTAAGGTGACCTAAATCACTTTCGACTTTAATTAATGTTCTGGAAGCTTCCTCGGTTTTTTCAACATCCGCTTCAAGTTGTTTAACTTGCTCTTCGAGGTCTCCTAAATCATTACGAAGTTGTGCTACTTCTACATTCATAGTCCAGACCCAACCTGCTAGTGGCATAACCACAACAGCTAGTACGGTGGTAAATATTTTCCAAATATCAAGATTCACTTCATTTCTAACCGTTTTGCAAGGTCTTGATACATTTCTTCTGTATCATTATACATTGAGATATCGCCACCTTGGTGTCTTACTAAAATAGCCGGCTCTCCATCGCTAGCAATCTCGACGGAGGCTTCGACATTAAATTTATCAGCCAAATCTTGCACTTCATCTTCATTAACCCCTTCAAGACTCATATGCTCTTCGCCGGGATCATACGCACCTTCTTGGTCATACTCATCATTGTACTGAGGCATATCACCAACAGCACGACCGGGTTCGTATGCTGCTTCGTTTAGGTGCTTTCGCCAATTTTCAAATAGTTTCTTCATGACTGTTTATTGTATTGATTGGCCATGTGGGATGCATCGCTCGCGATGACTCTAAGCATTTTATCCCGAAGCTCCGGAACTTGCTTGATCACTGTCTGCATCAACTTATTCCACTGGTCAGCAAGTTCAGATTCAGAAACATCCATCTTTTGACGTGTGTTTATTGATCTGGGATCTGGTTCCTGAGTACCCATCGGGTTAGGACCCTCTTCAATCTCATCTCTATATGTCGTCTCGTTCAAAAAGTAACGAGGGTCAATTCTCTTTTTATTTTTTCTTATAGCCATTATATTATTCCTTTTATGTTGCTAATTCATTCATACTTAGTATTCTCATCATACTCTTACCTTTAAAACTTCATCCGCTATTGTAACTAATATGAAATCCAATACTTGGTCTGTGGAGTTACCGCGCATGCGATTGATGATAGATTTTATTTTCTCTTTATCTTCTATCGGATCTAATTGAAATACTCCCGATTGTTCAAGGTCAGTTTTAACTTGTTGCCTTTGGGCAGGGTCAGATAAGCGGTCTAGAATATCATCAAGGGACGGCGGTACCGTATACTCTTCGTTTATATGCTTTCGCCAATTTTCAAACAACTGCTTCATGTTGCTAATCCATTCATGCTTAGTATCGCAATCAATCCGGGCACATTCTTTCTGACATAAACGCCAGAGAAAAGTGTCTCGCATCGACCGCCGACATAGGCGATTGCCGACTCAATATTCTTACTGACTTTGGGGTCAGCCACCATCTCTTCCGAGACTACCAAAACCAATGAACCTGCTGCGGCCTTACCCTTCGGTGGGGGGCACGCTGACCTGTTCATGCAGTTATGAAGGATCACCGATCCAAGCTTTGCAGTATTTGGGTCCTTTATCATTGTCGAGCCCATAAAAGCGCGGCCGTCATTGCCCAAACATGTTTCCAAATCCTTGCTATCGAAAGATTGGATCGGTGAGTCCTCAGTGGAGAGTTTTAACACTTGGGCAAGTGACTTAGCAAAAGTTGTGTTGGCGACAGGGTACATGCCGAGCATGCCGATTCTGCCGCGCAATAAACGTGTGGCGCGTTCGTTATCTAAAATGATATGCGGATGCTTAGCAACATCGTTTGCTAATGTTAATGCATTGCGAGCAATTGTAGGATTAAGATTTTCTTGTGCTGTTGGCCACGAAACTATGTAAATGACTTTGCCACTCGATTGCACAGAGCGCATGTAACGCTCAAAGACAGGGTGCAAAGCGGTAACACTACTACCGGTACCACCGCCACCGCCAGCAAGGACGAATAACCAATCAACTTTACCGAGTTTGATACGCAGGGCATCTTCAACAATCGCACCATTTTGACTTAAAACCTCTTTTCCATATTCTACGTTTTTTCCAATCCCATCTGAATCGGGGATGAGGACAACGTGATCCTCTTCTACATTCTTTGGAATGTCTTTACCTGTTGAATTTACGAGTAGCGTTTTGTTGAAACCTAATTCAATAAACGCATTCGCCATTTTATTGCCTCCACCGCCGACACCGACAAAACCAACATTGATAGATGAGGGTGCTGTATTCTCGGGGAGTAAATCTTCATCAGAGTATTCCATCTGTAATCCGAAGTCTTCAACCATACCGAAATCTTCTGCATCTACTTCTTCGTGGTAACTGTCTTTTTCCTGCGCAAACGCGGGAGGTGGTTCTGCGGGAGGCAGAAAATCAAATTCGTTGTTATCGTTTTCGTCTGACATGTTAGTTTCCTTTGTATATCTGTGTTAATTTGCGGCCGGCGTCTTGGGCCTTTTTGTGCATATCTGTGTTGCGATCTATTTGATAGACGCCGCTTTCATCGGAGTATGCATTTCCAATCCGTGCGGGCGCCCCATCAAATTCAATTTTTAAAGTTCGATCTTGCATGCTTATTTTCATAGGCCCTAATTCAAGTTTTCGCGGATCTTTGCCATCTTTTACAGAATGAACTTTTGGCGGTCGATCTCGATTTCCATCAGGCCAGTGTTTAATTATCACATCACTAGGAAGCTTGTCTGCTCCACTTACCCGATTCAAAACTTTATCAAGAAAACCTTCGTCCATTGTGGTTTTGATTTCTTCTTTAATAAGTTGTTTGAGTTCGGACTTTTTGATTTTCATTATTGGTTGACCCTTGCATATCCTGCTTTTTTATCAATAACAATTTGCATGTCAACACAATCTTTGAGCGAATCAAGATGAGAAATCAGCAAAACATTTTTGAAGTATACCTTAATTAGTTCTAAAATCTGAATAAAACCCGACATATTGTCTTCATCCAAAGCAGTCCCGGGCTCATCTAAAACGAACAAATCAGACTTAGGCAAAGAAGATACACCTAGCAACGCTAAGCGTATAGCCATTGCCGCTAGTGATTTTTCTGCACCGGAGGCCATTTCAATAGGCCTCTCATCATACCTAGGGTGTTTAATAAAAATATCAAATTTGTTTCCGGTAGCTTCAAAGAAAATTTCAAAGTCTACAATATTAGCTAAAACCTTGGCAATTTCTTCATTAATAATTGGTATTTTCTTTTTAATGATGTCATATGCAATTCCGTTAGGGTGCATGCATTGCATATATAAATCATATGCAGCAAACTCAGTTTGTAATTCTTGGTACTCTTTCTTTTGTTCTTGAATAGTTTCGATTTTTTGTTCATAAGAGCCAACTGATTTAACAAGTTCAAGTGTTTTGGTATCACAAGTTTCTATTTTGTTTTTTGTTTGTTTGATTTTGTAGTGACATTTATTAAGCTCTGATACAAGTGATTCAAGATTTTCAATAGCTTCTTTGTTTTCTTCATATTCATCTCTCTTTTTTTGAAGTTGAATTAATTCTGATGATACTGTGTGTACAAGATTTTTGTTTTTTTCAGTCTCTAAATTAAGATCTGCAATTTCCGAAGATACTTTGTGTTTACTGTTTTCGATGTTGCTATATCTACCCAGCTGATCTTCAACATTTGCTGGATCTAATTTGTTGATTGATCCTTTAATTTCATCAATAAATTTTAATGTAACTTGTTGCTCTTTTTCAATATTAGTTTTATTGGCAACAGCAACATGCGCATCGCGAATAAATTTGCAAGATGGAAACTTTGTACCACACGGTATATCGTTTAACAAGTTTTCTTTATTTAGAATATCGCTGTGATTATCTATTAGTTTATCAATCTTATTTTCATAGTTTTTAAGATCTTCATTTTTTAAATTAATTTGTCTTTGCAAATCTTCATAATAAGACAAATCAAATTCATCTATAAAGTCCGCTAATTTTTTATAAAATTTTTGCTTGACTTTTAAAACATTTTCTATTTCTTTATTTTTGAAACCCAGTGATGTGATTTGGTTTTTCTTTAATTTAATGGTTTTTTCTACATCAACAACATCAATGATTTCCGCTGGTATTGAATCTATTTTTAATTGTATTTCACTTGATGTATTTGATAGCTTTTCCAATACAAGACGTAATGATTCGCATGTGCTTTGGTGTTTAAACATTTCATTTTTTGCAGTTTCAAGAGATGTTTTAGATTGCTCTAATTCCTCATCATAATTTTTACTTTCTAATCTTTTTAGAGCACCTTTTAAATCAACTGAGTTTTCTTTTGAAAGTCGAAATTTGCGATCAAAAAATTCTAAATCTAGAAACTTAGCTATAATTTCTTTTCTTCGCGTGGAACCTTCATCAATAAAAATAAGTGCACCATGTTGAGATGATAAAGATGATACCGAAAAGTCTTCAAGAGCACCAAACTTTTTGCGAATGTTTGCATCTGTTAAGTTTCTCGTAAGACCGTTTAGTGATGTTGTCGTATCAGTAATTGGATCATACACTTCAAAATTTAAATCTGTTTTAGCTTCAAGCGTTTCTTCACCTTTTAACCGTTTGGTATATTTTGTTGCTGATCTTTCAACAGTATATGATTTATCACCAATCTCTATTATTAATTTGCCGCGGCATGATTGTTTATTCTGGTTGATAACATTGAGATTCTTTCGCTCATTTTTTGAAGTTGAATTAAATAATGTCCATAAAATACCATCGACGATTGAGCTTTTGCCTGAAAAGTTTTTACCAAAAACTCCGACAATGCCGGCTAGCTCTTCAAAGCCAACCTTGTTATTCTCTCCATAATTAAAAAGATTATCAAATTCAAAACTTGCTATTTTCCAATTTATGTTTCTAGAAATATCCTCGCTATCTTCAACTAACTTATTATATTTTTTATTTAATTCGTATATCTTTTGTAAAGTATTGCCATCTACTTGATAGTCTATTAAGTATTCATTAATTAACTCTTCTTGAACAGAGGAATCACGCAGATTTTCGGTTTTTAAGCCGCTGGCTAAATTTTCTACATTGCCTCGGATACCAGACGCCCTATTGAGAAACGAAATGCTTTCCGGTTTAAATCTGTGCTTGGCAATATCGACAGCGCGTTTCATCACATCAAGCGGCAAGTTATTATCACTAACGACACGCAAGCGAGCATCAGTCGGAACAGATGTGTTCTTTGGCATTCGTCCTTTTCTAGTGAGTTGGATTGTAATAAACGGCTTTGGATTTTCGAATACAATCGGCTCAATTTCCCAATCATGTTTATTTTTTATCTCCCATATTAGGATCCCTTTATCATTTGTTTCGCCATGATTTTGTTGAACCGTCGAGCCAGCGTACCACACTCGACCTTCATCGTCCAAGAACTGACGCCGGTGGATGTCTCCTAACATAGCAAAATCAAAGTCCTTGAATATATCAATACTATCTTCGCCGTGCTCCATGGTCCAGTTCATATCAGTTTTGCAGTTAGATATAGAACCGTGGTAAAGGGCAATATTAATCTTATCCGGATCCGTTGGTCTAGACCAGTTGTCTCTATCGAATACCGATAACACATTTAAACAAAATTTATTATCGAGGTGTGTTTCACCTGAATTTTTTAACAAATATAAATCTGGTAAATTCAGTGCATCAACAATTGGTGTTAAAGCATCTTGGCGGCTACTATTCTTTAAGTTACCGTCGTGATTACCTAATATAATATATGTGGGGGCAATCATCGCTAAGTTGCGAAAAAAGTCCGAGCATAGCTCTACAAATTCTGGTGAAATTTGAGTCTTTGTGTGTGCTATATCTCCACAGTGAACAATGTAATCCACTTTTTGCTCTCGCAAGGTCTCATATAGCTGTTCAAATACTACTTTGTATTCGTAGTGATACTTTAAATTCTTAATGTGGGTATCACTAATGTGTGCAAACTTCATCAAAACTCCATTAGTTTAACATAATCCAAGCAAGGGTTCTAAACCCATAATAACCAATATAAATAAAAAGTGCTTTCGCAATGGTATCCATGGCAAAATGAAACATAGTAATCCCCTCCTATAACATTATTATATCACTTATCAACAACCAAGTCAAGTGCTTTATTGATATAATTCTGGTTTATACATGTCTTTACCCTTGGCGCCTCGATTAGCATTTTTTTGCATAAGAGCATCAAGAGCAACAGAATAACCTGTCTGTAAAAGCTTTGCTGGGCCATCTGGTGTTTGCACTGTTACGTATTGTGCAAGACCTTCTGAGCCCCATCGTTTTAAATCATCAACCATTTGCCCTAGATCTTGTACATCTTGGGTCATGTAATGTTGATGTAAGTCTTCTTTTGTAGCACCGCCAGTAAATGTATCTCTATAACCATCTGGTAGCGATTCATATGGAACGTAAATTAAAGGTATCGCAGTGAGTTTTCCGTCTTCAAAACTTTGTATATATTTATCACCCGGGTTTAGAAGAAAGTTACCTTTTTGTACATAGTCTTTATCAAGAAGCCCTATTCGAATATTTTTTGAGTCTTCGGCACTTTGTTTTAATCCGAGATCGTTTAATAAATCTGGCGGTACCTTACCTTCTCGACCAGCAGCCTCTATGGCTTTTTTAAGGGCTTCGAGTCTTGCTTCGTTATATTCCTGCCCTATCGTGACTGCTTTCTTGATTTTACTTGCGGCCATGGCAGTGGCCTCAGCTTCCATTGATTCTCTGTCGGCGATTTCAGATCCAAAACCAAGAGCTGCTACTGCCCATATAGGCAAAGCAAATCTTTTTGCAGCGCTTTTAATTTGATCTAAAACTGTTTTTTCTAAAAGCAGCAGTTGATCATTAGTAAGATTAAGATTTAATTCTTTTATTACTAACTTGACTTCTTCTTTGATTACGTTAATAGAAACTTCTTCAACAATAATTTCTTTTAATTTGGACTCTGTAATTTTCATATTAGATTGCCGATAATAAATCTAGCAATAAATAGTTATCTCTATCGATAAAAGACGCTGTTTTCTTTCTTTCAGCAAATACGTCTTTTGGCATTGAGCCTATATCTTCGTACCCAGAAACATTAATTTTATAAAGTTCAACATCATATCGTAACAACATGCTAATAATCCGTCTTTCTTTTTTAACGGCATCGGGATCGAGTGCAATGTAGATTGGGGTGTCGTTTCGTACAATTTTTCGCAATAAGTCTGACCCAGACCTGAGTGTTGAGCCCAAAATGGGAATAGCATTTCCTGCGACCAGTGCATCAAAAACCCCTTCTACTAAAACTAAATCTTTATTCCAGTTAATAAATAGTTCGTTAAACACTACATCCTTCGATGCTCTTGGGTTTTTATACTTATATGAGTCACCAGTATAGGATCTAGCGATAAAGTAGCTACAATCGCCTTCTTCGTCGAAAGATGGAACAATGATTCTGTTTCGAAATTCGCCTTCAAAACAGTATCCGATTTTCCATTTAAGAATATCAGATTTTGTTATACCTCTTTTTTGCAGGTATTTTATTGCATATACTCCCGTAGCTGGAATTTTATCATTAGTAAGGCTTACGAATTCTTTTGGGAATTCCACTTTTGTTTTGTTTTCTCTAACGATTGGTTCCATAAAGAGTTCAGCAAATCTTTCAAGATCTGCTTTGTCTGATATTGAGTCCCATTTCTGTAATTGCACAAACGAACCATAACGTCTAATAGTACGCCTAATATTACGACCCCTATAATCACAAACCCAACACTTAAAAGCATTTTTATCCAGATTAATAGAGAACTTACGCTTGTGGTGACCGCATGCCGGGCACGCGAAAAGAAGCTCGGAACCTTTGTCTGAGTAGTTTCCAAACGTTTCATAAAGAATTTTCCTAGCTTCTTTCTCGTTCATGCACCCTCAATATTAAAGTAACATACACAAAGAAGATTGTCAAATAAAAACCCCGCCGAGGCGGGGTCAGTATTAGGCTTCAAGCGCTTCAATAATTTGCGCCTTGGTTGACTTACTATTGATACTAAGGCCTTTGGCCTTGGCAATTTCATAAAGTTCAACCTTTTTCATCGATAAATCCCAATTATAAGATTCATCACTAGCGATTGGGTGTGCACCATCAACAGAAACTAACTCGATTTCAAAAGTTAAATCCTTACCAGCAAGTGGGTGATTTAAATCAAGGTCGACATTCTCTTCATCGAAACCCAAAATTTTTGCGTAAAACACACCATGAGGACCATTGCCTCTTACTGTGCCTCCTTTAATGAATTCGAACTCAGGGCCGAACATTTGTCGAGGGACCTTTTCAGTTGCGTCTGGGTTGTGCATCCCATAAGCTTCCTCCGCGGCGAGATTGATTGTTTTAGTTTGGCCGGGACTCATCCCGATCACAGCATCATTAAAACCAGTGATCATACGACCTGAACCGAGTTCGAACTGTAACGTTTCGCCGCGGACGCGAGAGTTATCGAATTCGGTACCATTGTCTAATGTGCCTACATAATGTACACTTACGGTACTTCCATTTGTTGCTTGCATTTTTTCTCCTTTCATTGCAATGAAAATGCATGTTTAATATATCACATGTTGTGTGTGATGTCAAACATTATTAGTCATTTTTTATCTTAACACTTTGTATCAATTCAACAACTGTTGCCGGTAATCTTTCAATATCACCAGACTTTAACCATTTAACAGCTATTAAATCTTGCGAGTAATTAGAGTCATTGTTAAAATAATAGTTATTTTTTTCTATATAAACCACTATTCCGTAAAGAGATTTTCTTCCGGGTGGGACAATCAATAGTGATTCCCCAACGATGTCGCCAACAAAATATTCAACGTTTTTATCGTCGGGGCCCATAATTTAAATAGGCTTTAAATTATATCATTTTATTGTTTTCAATTTTAAAACCTGCTTTTGCAATTATAATTGCGTCTGCTCTGTCATAAGATTCTGGTTTTGGATTGCCGTGTCGTGTGTACTCAATTTTAAATGCTGGCTCATTTTCAAGCAAATGTTGTAAGACCACTTGTTTGGCTTTTTGACCTCTTGGTACTTTGATCCCAGCTTGCTTACGTGCAGATGTAGCTCCAATAAACTCTGGCTTAATTTCAAAAGTTTCATACAAAATCCACGAAACAATGCCATTAAATTTTTGTAATGTGGCCATTGTTTTAGCAGAAGAGCCGCCAGAATTAAAAAATGTAAAAGGCTGTTCTATATAAATGTGTTGAATTGGATATTCTGAATCTCCCCAACTTGGGTTATCTTCATTGTTCAATTGATACATTTCGTATAAGTCTAATATTTTTTCTTTAATAGCAACTGTTTTATCAAAAACATTTTTTTGCTTTCTTAAATCAATTGAATCATAATATAATAATTGATTATCAGCCACAATAGCAAAACCAGTAATACTGGTTGAAATATCTACTCCTAAAATCATTTATACCTCGTATGTTTTTTAAGCATTCTTTTCTCTTTCTACAATGTATAGCACTAAAAATCCATTTTAATTTTAAAAGTATATTCTTCGTCTTCTTTTTTCTTTACAGGATTAGCCAATGTAGCTATTGCTATTAGATTTTTATTTTTATCGTATATTCCAACTTTTGAAATGTAAACACTTCTTTCAAATGAAGCACTATGGTTTGTAAAACTTGATGAAATTGTATTAAATATTTTTTTGTTTGGGTTTTCTTCATAAATTTTAGAACTTGTGTGTTCAATAAAATTTTGACCATATTCAAAAAATGTCGGGTTATTTGAGTAATTAACTCTTCCTCTATTTGCTTTTGCAAACATTGTTTGAACTTGTGTCTCAGATGTTCCCTTAAAAGAAACATCAAAGGAGGCAGAAGCAAAACCATTATTGGCAATTCCGTAAACTGTGTCAGCTGAAACACCGTCATTAGCTCCGATACCAAAATAAATCCATTTTGGGTTTCTAGCACCACCGGTGATCGTACCGTCAACCAAAGGCAAGCTTGTGTTATCGTCTATTGTCCATGAACCGGTTAGTAATATAATTCCTTCGTTATATAGCACAACTCCGGCTACTAAGCCTGTGTTCGATCCAGAAACTTCAATAAGCTCACCGTTTTCTTTCGTGTCCCTAACTTCGGCAGCAAGAGTACCACTCACATACCATTTTAAACTGAGTGTCCCTTCTTTTATTTTACTGCCATAGAAAATAGACGGCACCGAAATCATATTAATTGCTTGCTCTGCTTTGTTCCAACCACCATTAAATGAAGAACTAACCATATAATGTTCGCTTATTGCACCATAATGATTTAATCTGTTTTTAAGCGCATAAAAGTGTCTATATGCAGGCGCTGAGCTTGATATTGAAAATTCGTCTTTAAAAGCTGTTATGCCTTCTATAAATCCTAAGTGGGAATGACATTTACCAGTCCATGTATCTTCTGTTCCGCCAGCAGCAACCAAATATGGCCATGGCTCAAATTTTCCATAAGGTGTAGTACCCCCATCAGCGCCGCACGGAGTTAAATGAAAATGATCAGTTCTATGACCAGCACCATGAGCAGGTAATTCCTCTGGTATACCCATCAATTGCCTTGTTATCGAAGCTGTCAGCGGGTAATTATGTTGTAGAATTGTTGCTGGTGCACCAAGTTCTGATGTATAAAATTCATCTCTAAAAGAAAGCTTGCCCACAGTTTTATAAGAAGTTCTAGCACTATCTTTTTGAATATATGGTGTTATTTTTGGATTTAAGCCGGTAACTTTACTCCAATCTAGTCTTTGATCATTTGGAATAGTTGTGCCCGGAGCACTAACTAAGCCTGAGCGATCTATATTATATTCAAAAAGACTAATACCGCCGCTAGTACTGGAAGTAATGTTTAAAATACTACCCGATACTGACGAACCGAAGGCACCGGGCTGATGAGGTGTGTTATTGTAGTAAACTTTTGTATTATAAATGAAAAAGTTTACAGAAGGGAACATCCTCATGGTGTTCAGCACAACATCATTTGGGCCAAACTTGCGGTATGACATTCTAGTAATCCAGTCGAACTCTAATCGTTAGCTCGTTTGATGGTGTCTTTTTGAGTGGTTCAGATAACTTAGCTGTTGCTAATAATTCATTTCTTGCGTTGTAAAGCCCAATAGTGGTAACATAACTAAGCGGCAATTCTGTTGCAACATCCTTAACCCTAAGCTTACTTCCCGTAAGATAAGTTGGGTTGGAACTATAATTAAATTTATTTGTTGGCATGCGGCAGAAATAAATTGTTGAATTAATTTCAGTTGAATTGTTGAACGACAGATTATAGATTCTATGTCGAAGTGCATCACAAGTACCTGAAATTGATGCAGAAACCATTGATTGTTCGAACGACAACGGCGATTTACCAGAACCACTTAGATGGGAACCACTGTTAAATATAGTCGCTCCCATGTGTTCGAACGCTGATGCCGATACAACTGCGATGCCTGCCTGATAAAACACAACACCGTGACTTGATGATGCATTTGCTTGGCCTATGCCATCGGAATCAATAGAGGCAGTAGCATCAAAGAGTACGCCATAGTCGCCACCAATCACATTAAGAGTACCGTCACCGCTTGTTGTTGCTGAAAGATCTTGTAATTTTAAGATGTTGTCAAAAGCAGTAGTGCCATATCCACCAAGGCCTAACTGTAAATTAAATGTACCTTTTTTGATTTGATCTTTTGTCAGTAATCTAGAAAAAGATATTATGAATGTCTCTTTCATCGCGCCGATAAGATCAAGCTTTAAGTCACTTTCGAACAATCTAACAGTATTATCTGAACCTGTATATCCTAACAATACTTGTGAAAATTGATTGTACATGTTAATTTTTTTACTATTTTGAGCAGCAGTCGATGCTGACAATATAGAAGATTCATCATATCCCAACGTAACGTCAAATATGTGGTTGGCCGATGAACTTAAATATGGATAATCATATACCGACTGGAACATTCCATGGGTATAGTTTTTGATATTTTCATCGTTATATGTCCCACTGACAATCGATCCGGTAAGTGGTATTATTTCGTGTAATAATGCTTTTGTTGTTGTAACATCTGTTGCAATATTAATAGGTTCGTATGATACTGGCATTTAAATTCTCCAAATTATGTTGCAGCTATTTTTATAATTCTAATTGGTACTTGAACGTGAGATTCGCTTGAATTACCACGTACATATACAGTTGTGTCAATAAAATCATATAAAGTCCCATCACCAAAAAGGTCATTAGAGGTAGTACCAAATTTAATATAATGTGCTTGTGGTATAGACGGATTAATAGTAAAATTCATCGCGGTAAAACTAGCTCTTGGACCTGTGATTACGGAAAACTCTGTACTGGTATCTGTTGCACCCGTACCCGTGGTGAAATCAGCATACACTTGATTTATATTACCACCAATTATGCTTTCTGCGTAATTATTTAAATACGTTGATCTTCTGACATCTGAAACTGGTCTTAGGCTAAATTCTAATGTAGCGCCGGCCAGCGCGGAACTGTTGCTAAATGTAGCACCGGCGCCGGGCCCCATTACACTAGAAATAAATCTACGATCAAATCTAACCAAGAAGCCTCTGTCTAACAAACCAACGCTTGTTAGGTAAACAGTCTGAGATGAGATACTAGGTAAAATTTCATCAGACATTATTCCTGTCTCGATCATCACAGCTCGGCCGGTAAGGCCGCTGGATATTAATAAACTGTTAGCTGACAGACCAGAAGAAATTAACTTAGTAGAAGTTCTTGTACCATCGGTGGTGGTTCTTGTATCGTCGGCTAAAAAGACAACGTTTTTTGTAGCATCCTTTGCTACTATTTTGGTACCCATTCCAGAACTTGAAACTTTTTCATTTTGTTTCGCTACTGGTAAAAACAACAAATCGTTTCTAGAATAAGAAACTAATCCATAATTAATATTAGCGTTCATTTGAGTAAAAGCTTCTAAGATCGGTGTCTGCATAATTTCTAAATCATAGTAAGCAGAACCGGAAGGGTGATTTTTATTGTATAAACTATAATCTATTTCGTCGTCGCCGGCAGAAAATTTAGTAATTCTAAAATTTCCTTGCGCCATTCTTCGTCTACCGATATCGGTTAAAACGGCGTCCAAAATAATGTCACCTGAATTGTCTAAAAAAGCCATTTAATTTCCTCTCTTGTATAAATAGTATTAGTTTTTTTTATCTACCCGGGATAATAAGGTAAATCGTTATCATACATTGAAACAATATATTCCGCATCTGAATCCCCTAGAAGCATTTTTTGCTCTGGGTCAGTATAAGTAATGTTTAAATCAATTTTTTTACCAGTCTTTTTCGAAGTTAATCTTAGTTTAAAAGTTTTATCCCATATTTTTTCATCTGCTGTGCCGACTGGTATTTCATTATATGCAACTGCTGCATCTTGTAAATATGTTGTATTTGAAACGTCTAAGTTCATTTGTGAAAAGTTGGGTGTTAATTGAATTAATTTTTTAAATGTTGTTGATGTTCTATCTGTTTTGTCAACTAATAAATCTTCTTCAAAAAGAGTGTTAAACAGTGCATAACGATAACCCCCATCATCAACCAATTCAGCTTCTATAATTGAGTCAACTTTGCCGGGCATGCCATTATCACTAACAGCTCTAAAAAGATAATAATATTTTTTATTACTTTCAATTTTATCACTAAAATGCTCTGTTGTGTATGAAAATTCTGCATTTTCCATGTACATTGCTTCTTCAATAGATAATTTCATTGGAATTTTTGTTAAAAGAAAACTTTCAAAGTCTGCAAAAGACAAAGGTTTTCTATCCATACGGTATATTTCAATATCTTTAACTGGACTAATGGAACTAGCTCTATCTGGTTCATCAGCATCAAACCCATCTATTAGTTTACTAGTGACAATTAAATCTTTGCCATGTAGATAATCTTGCATTTTTGACATGTCTTGTGAAGGTGCCACAATTTTAGGATATTTAGTGCGGAAATCTAAATTTTGATAAACCATATCAAAAACAAATGCATTTGCGTTTGTGCCTTTGAGTGTCACATTAGGCACAATATTGACTTCGTTAGGCGGATTGTCTAAAATTTTATATGTTTTTGACATTACTGGACATTCTATAACCTTTAAAGATGGTTGGATAGTAGTTACAAAATTTGCAATATAAGGCGGTAATGCTGCGTTAGTTGGAGCCGAGGTTAAACCTGCAACTTCTGCTCTTCCGACAGGGGAATAGGATCTTTGAGAAATTGCCACTCTAACATCTTCACCTGCAAGTGAAGATACTTCAATTGACTCGGGAAGTTCCGGCAAATAAACTACACTTTCTAACATATCCGGTACAGTATCACCAGTTACTGGATCGAAAAACTCGATACAGTATGCTTTAACTCTTTCTAAGAAAGTGCCATACGGCTCATCAATACCTGGCCCTTCGGCCAACAAAGCTTCGTATGCAGAAGTATCAGAATCATCTTCTGTTTGTGATACAAAACTTATAACCCTGCTTAATTGTAAATTTGAAAATCTATATTTGTAACCACTGACAAGATAATAGGCGTATATATTATAAGTATAATCTACACCATATTTGACTTGATTGTCAACAATATTGAAATCCATATTTTCTAATCCGTTAAAGACCCAAAAGTTCTGTATTACGTTTCTGGTATTAGAATCACCTTCTGCTGGTGGTGCTAGTTTTTCAACTCTATAAGCTATTACCTCATTGTCTTTACTTTGTGGTTCTAAAAGATTAAATTGTGTATGATCAAATTGTATCTGATCATTTTGTGAATTTAAAAGTGAATTTATATTATTAATTTTAAAAGCAGTTTTGCCGGCTGGATCATAAAATTTCTTAGAAATTCTATCTAAATATTTTAATACATTTTTTACATTATAGGAACGGAACACACCTTTTTTGCCATAGGCCGCTTCAAGATCAATATTCTTAAAATCAACAATTATAAAATCATTATTTTCTTCTTTAATTGTATTATGTGAATGAAGTAATAATTTAATAAAATCCACAGATTTATAATTTACAACTTTTGAGCTACTTGCGACATTTTCTACCATAGGCGCTCCATATTCTCTATTTGCATTGCTTTGTGGATCAAGAAAACGTTCGTTTTGTAAAAATTGGCAATTTTCAATTGGAGTATCTGGTGCTTGATTAGTAAATATTTCTTTTAATGATCTCAAAATTAGCGTATCACAATGTTCAGTGACCAGTAAATCTGTATAATCTCCGCTTGGCAACTTATCAAACCTAATTCGATTATAATACGGCCAAATTCTTCTTGCAGTATATGGAGGTTCATTGAATCTCAAATTTTCTTTTGCTGCGTAGTTGTTGAATAAAATGTTTTTATAACGATTTTTATGAAAATCTTTAATACCCATCGGAGCTAACGATGCAGAAATTACATATTGGGTATCTAAGTGCTTTCTCATTTTTCGGAATCCCCCGGGGCCTTCGACTAATGGTTCAAAACCATAATGCATCACTGATGCAATGCGCATGCTGGCTTCTTGCAGTCTAGTATCACTATCGATATTATAGATTTTTCTAGATAACTCTTCAACGTCACCGTCATAATCAGCACCAAAGCCATAATAACTTATCGTGCTAGCAGGAATCCCATTGGTTGAGGGCCCAAACCCGGATGGAGTTTCGTAATCCAACGAGTAAGCAATTAAACTCATCATATACCAATTTGGAATCAAGGTTTCTGATTCAATTGTTGAGTTGTAATTTTGGTATTCCTTAAAGTATCTGTTATATTCGAACGAACATTCAATATATTTTTTATTATTTCTTTTATAGTGATATTGTTTTTGAATTTTTTCATAAGGATGTGTAATATTAAAAGTATGATCATTATAAACACGTTCGCTATAAATTGAATTTACCGGGATTTCATCAAACTCTCCATCACCTGTAAACATAAGTTTCCAAAATTTATTACCCTGCATTGGATTTTGCAAAGTCGGGTGCACGGGATCCCCTTCGACATGTACAACAAACTGGACAAACGGAAGAATAGTATCCAAAAACGAGAAAGCAGTTTGTTCTGACAGCGCGGTATACGACCCGCCTAAACCACCTGCAATTTCATCTGCCTCTGAACCAAAACTACCTCCAACAGCTTCGGCGGCGGCGACAATTCTAGAACTTCCTGCTGTGGTTGGAATATCAATGCTTGGGCCCTTATAAGAACTTATAGAAAAAATGTAACCGTTTGGATTGTTTAATGGTAAAAATTTATAAAATGATGGTGGTGTGCGAAAATTGTTTTCACTATCTGTGTCATTAAAATAAAAACCGCCAACAGCATTTCTAAACACATCCGACGAATTAACTAAAAGATTTGTGTCCGTAAAAGATATTGTTTTTTGTTGCGACACTCCCGGATCTGTCGGGAATGGAGCAGTCATAGAAAACTCGACATTAATATCCCTAGTGGGATCATAATCGCGTAGTGCTGGACTTACTTCTATTGTTGAATCTGACATTTTTTTTCCTTAATTTAGTATGAAGCGCCGGTTGAAGTTACAACAGTAGTAGCGCCAGTATCGCCACTACCAATTACAGAAGAAGCATCATATGTGCCACCGGAGGGCGCGCCTGTAACTGTTGTACTGACAGACATAAGTGCTTCACCGGGTGAACTAATAAGCTCTTGCAGATCAGCATCAGTAGCATATTCTGGTATTTCTTTATCTGTAATTTTTTCAAACACATTTGCTGTAATTTTTCCACCCATAATAACGTTTTGAGAATCTGTTCTTGTAAATATATCACTAGCCAAATCATTAGATATCCCAACAATAACTTCATTAAGAATATCTCTTACATGAACTTTAACATCGATACCAGCATAGGTCCTATCGTATCCAAATTTTGAATCCAATCTTATGCGTTCTGGTGCTTGATATGTCCACGGGTTAGTAATGGAATATTCACCCATGGAGTCTCCCGCACCCCACGGAGCCCATGTCGATTCCATAGATGCAGGTGTAAAATTTGGATCGGGAACTTCCGAAGTATGAAAAAATAATTTAGCGGTGTTGATAAATGCATATGACTCCAATGGATCTATGTCATATACGGAATTTTCATATTCAACATATCCTATTGCAATTCCGTTTGCAATATCGCCGTAAGCACCCTCAAATAATCCGTATTCGAGTCCGCGAAGACCGGTCGCTGCGCTCCTCAACGTTGCAGCGTCAGCACCCGAGGAAAGCGCATCACCCCCACCATATGCCTCGGTTGCGGCTGCTTGAAATTTTTGAACCATTGTGCTAGCGCTTGAATCATAAAATAATCTGGCTCCGGAGGCCTCTTCATAAAAAACTGAGGGCCTTATTACTGAACCATCATAAGATTCGATATCCCTGTAAGATATTCTATCAAAATTGTATAACTCTTCATCGTCGTGCTGCGTATTTATAGTTTCAATAGAAGTTCTAGTGACTGTATTATTGTTTATTTCGTGTGAAATCGAAGCGCCTGTCAGTAACCAATAATCAGTTATGGTTGCCATATTAGCGTAGCTTACCTCCCATGGGTCAACATCTTGAATATTATCTTCAAAAACTATGGTCAAAGGAGGAACAATAACAAAATCAACATCATCATCTTCAAAAGTCCATGTTGGAACGTCAGGACTCAAAGGGACATCCTCAATAGGTGTTTGAACGAAGTCGGGGTATTGTGGCTCGTCACTAGGTCCACCAAAAGGACCACCAAAGCTTGGCGTTACACCTGTAATTACTGGCGCCGGCGTGGGTGTTGGGATCCCGCCCGGAGGAGTCACGCCGGGAGGGTTAGTCGGTGAACGGGGTACATAAGGACTTGGTCCGAATTCAGGACTTAGGAATGGCTTATTACCTGAACCTCCTAAATCATCAGCACCCCAATTAACAGCTTCGCCTGCATCTGTTTCTTTGTTAAGAACTGGTATGCCTCCTGTCTGGCGGCCAAACCCCGGCGGGACCTGATTGCTGCCCGGGCCACTCGTTGTTTGTATATCATCAATATCGGGGCTATCTTTACCTGACGCTGGAAAGCCGCGGGGAAATTCTTTTTTTAAACTTGGATCAGCAAATTTTACTCTTGCTTTTCTGGAATTTGATTTTTTTTGTTTTTCAATAAATTGACCATTAGCATCTGTACCGTCATCGTACCAAAATTCAGCAAATAAACCATTATTGTCTGGTTCTTTCTTGCTTTGTTTAAAAATTGTGCCAGCGCCGCTTGGACTATTGCCATGTAGCGGTGGAGTACCTCCTTCGCTTTTCGGGAGACTACCGGCACCTTTGGCCATGGCATGCCGACCATGTGAAGATCTGGCTCTTTTAAATGATTTCGCTCCTTTAAAATACGTTGATAATATTTCTGCATCAATTCTAGGAGCTTCGGGTTGTTTTATATCTGCCATGTTCTAATTAATCCTTATTTTATTTATAATACTTATTCTTACCAAAATAATCCGGACTATTATTTAAAATGGTAAAATTCGCAGCTATGTGCGATAAATCTGGTTGTCTTACTTGTTTATAAATAGGTTCTTGTATTTCCTCTGTCTTCCTTATGTCAGCAGATTCGTCAAGCAAATAAAAAGTATCGCCGGCTACTTTAAATTTATCTGTCGTCGAAGGCGAAGGGAAAGCCTGCTCAACTCCATCTGTTAATGTTGGATTAAGCGGACCAGCACCGAAGCCCGGTGTTAATGGTGCAAAGCCATATTCAACAATATTTGCACTTAATTCAGCAGAATCAAAGATGACACTGACTCCGGCCGGAATATTAGAATAGTCACCTTTATAAAAAATATTTGGATTTAAAATAACATCTCGATCGGTCTGGGCAGACAAAAGAGAAAACCTTCTTGGAAGCTGTGCTGGTTGAACATTTATTAAAGTCAACAACTCTCTGGCGTCAGCACTTCGAGTTTGAGGAAGACCGGATCGCTTACCTTTTCTTCTTTCTTTTATAGAAAGACTATGTGCTGTGTTGGTTTTTACAGCAGCTAAGCCGGCTTCGATGTTGTATAAGGTTGGCTCGCTTTTTTTGTTTACTATTTTGTCTTCAAATATAGTTTGTTCCAAATTTTTCTTATCTAGTTTCTTATTGTATCTTGATGATGCAAAAATTCTAAATGGTACATACATTTTTTTAATCCTTATGTTTTTAAATATTTAAATTTATAAATCAGTTGTTGTTCCAGACCCAAATTCACTGTAAGTGCTGAGAATATCAGGCGCGTCAGTATAGTCAGCAATGTGATCAATAACAGGTCTTTTGATTGCTTGTTCACCTTGCCATGCAATTGAAAAACAACCGTTAGCGGTAAAGCCTTCGTATGGAGCCCACTCGGATGCCGAGCTATAATCCATAGAGCCTCCACCCGGAGTGCCGCCCGGGACGGCATCAAACACAGCTTCGGTGACTCGACTTTCAAATTCTACTTTTGCGGCCTCAGCTTTTTCTTCTAAAACTTCATCAAAAATTCGGCATTGTTCAACAAAATCAATTAAGTTGTCTAATCTACCAGTTTCTGGCCTGATTCCATCTAAAATATTATTAGCATGTTCAATTTGCGAAGCATAAGATCCACCATACATGTCGGTGAATATTTGTAAATATGTCACATAAGTTGACACCATTAGATACCATGGGCTAGCCGACATTCCTGTTGATCCAGTATAGTCTCTAAGCATTTCTTCAATAAAAAAATCATTATATTTAAGATTATATTTGTCATATGCACAGTTTTCTATTGCAAGATTATAATATTCTCTTATAAACGAATCATAATAAGCTTTAAATGTGTCAGATAGTTGTCTCATAATTTTATGACTGAGATCGCTAAGATTTAAGAAAATTTGAACTTCGTCAGTGCTGTTTACTGTGTCTTCTGGATCTCCTATGAAAGCGTTGTCGTCGTCAATGAAGTATTGGTAGTAAAAACATAATAATCTATAATCGTCTCTAAAATTAAATTTTCTACCATCAATTAAAGTAGGCAACAAATAACTAGACCACTCGTTAAAAGCATAATTTCTTAACACTAAGTGAGCATATTCAATTCCAGAACTCATATCATTAACAGCATTATTAAAGTCACGATCTGCGTCAAGGCGCATGCCAGCGCCTTCTGCTTCGGTCGCGTAGCCCAGTATTTCTGCCGCCTTCGAACTAGCGGCCGCACCCATCATATTATCATAAGACATAGAATTAAAGAAAGATTTAAAAGTGAATCCAGATCTTGAATTTAATCTTTCAATTTTTGAATATACTAACGGCCTTGCGCCGGTACCAAGACCATAAGTTGTAGCTGAATTGAAATCGAAATTTATAAATCCAGAAGTTGCGCTACCGCCTCCATATTCTGGCCCTAGGGCTCTTTCTAATTTCATTTTAAAATGACTTAATGTATTATTATCATACTCAACGTTATAAAGTTGAATTGCATGATTTAAAGTTGGATTCATGCTAGGCATAAATTTTATTAATTTATCTACGTCACAAACAGTAGATAAGACCGATCCTTTTCTAATAAATTTTTCTAAATCAAAAAAGAAATAACCTGATTTTTTCATAAGAATATCTGTGCTAGCTAAAATATTATGCATTCCATAATCAACTTTGACACTGGAACCGAGAGTTTTTAAATATAAAATTTCTTGAACATATTCCAAAACTTGCGCTCTTTGACTTATCATGTAATTTGCAGCAACGTGCATAAACGAGGCTGCTAGATTATGTTCTCTGGCAATATGGTTTTTTATGCCGCGGCCAGTGTTGACATATTCAGCATATGGCCACTGGCCTCTGACAAAACCCAAAGCATAATTACCGTGGTACTCATCGTAGCCACCCTCAGATCCGTAAGTAATAAGATCATTCCCGCGGCCCGCATCGGTGGATGAAGCAAGAGTACCGTATGCATCTTGGATTTTTTCAGGTGACGCAGTGCCACCCGAAATACCAATTTGACCAAACTCGCTATCGCTAACTCTGTCTGATTCCATATACGGGGTTCGGTCGCGGGCCATTCCGCTACCTCTACCTGTGCCATCTAAACCTGTCACTCGATATTCTGTATCTCCAAGAGCTGATGTTAGGACGCTTTTATCAAATAAAGGCAAACATACACAGAAAGCAACAATATCAGCATAATCAGCTGAGGCACTGTCGGTATCAAATCCCTCGTTTTTAAAATAATAAAAATTAGCTTTCCATGGAGTATACCCAAATATTCTAAGTATTGGCATATTAAAGTGTTGTTTAATAGTGCCATCGGTGTAAGAGTCGTATTGTTCTTCAAAAGAAGGTACCATTGTGTCTGTACGAGATGTTACATCATGAATAGAAGTAAAATAAGAATGCTGATATCCCAATATCTTATTATATGCTAATGATACACAATCACTTGCTGCATTTCTTATTTCTGTGTCATCGACATATCCACCATCAGCAGTTAATTCTGTTGCAGCAAGACTTAGGTTTGCTTGAAGATTGCTCATAAAATCGTCTACCACTCTGTACATGCCAAATGATAATGCATCATCAAGCCACGTTTCTGTTGCTTGTGGATTGATGGCTGTTTGAAGCATGGTGATTACTTTTTCACGAATTTCTGAGTCAGTCAATCGTGCGATTGCAATTGCAAACGGCCGGTGAGAATTTTTGAAAAAATTGGTGAAGTCACCTCCTCCGCCAGCGCGGCCGATTTGGCCACTATTAATTCCAGTCATGGCTGACATGTTGAATATATTACCATTACGCTCAATTACCCAAACTGTACATAAATCTGAAAGTCTGCCATTTGGAAGTATTAATTGATTTGCCTCAATTAGTTCATCCCACCAATCTTGCCCTGCGTATTTGCCAACGTTATAACCGCCATCGCGTCTAGCATCACCGAAAGCGCCGCCGACGTTACCGCCATATTTTATTCGAGCTATCATATTATCATACGATTCATCATATTTTCTTATACCGGTGGCGTCTTCTGTGTATGAAACGCGACCAGAATAACCAATACTATCTTCTTTATGGGCAGTAGATCCATCGACATCTGGATGCTCTACAAACAAAAAGTCATCGTATAGGTTATCCCAATAAAACTTAGAGCCGGCCGCAAAGGACCCGTCAGGAGATCCCATACCAAAAAAATCATGGTCCGACACATCGACCCTATCGCCTCCGGTACTGGGGGACCAACCGTGAGCCAAGGCTGATGAATTATTACTAATATGAGGTGTAGCAAATTCTATGCCGGTGTCCGCTTGATGGCCAATAGATGCTAAATGCATGAAATCCCCAACTCGTGTCCAAGTTGCCGCTTCAACATAATTTGCTGATCCAAACATTGTAGTCATTGCAGAGCTATGTGACCATTTTGTGACACAACCAAGACCAAGCTCATCCGCAACATCTGCATCTGGTGGGCAATCCTCATAAATATTATCGAAATCATCGTGAAGATACACATGTATTCTTTTACCATCGGCGGTACCGGGGTTTCTTTCTTCTAATTTATTTTTAAATGAGTTAGTAATATCCGAAGCATAAGGAACAAGAGCATTACAAAAACCAATACATTGCTGAGTTACAGCATCAACAATTTTATCTAAGGTGCTGGCGCCAGAACTGTACGCGCCCGCAGAAGTACCGCTAATAACATCATTTACATAATCATCTATAACACTATTACTAATTCTTTTGTGTATTTTACCAGCTCTATGATCTGTTAAACCTGATGTAGCAGCAACAGTGCCATCATCATAAAATCCATCTAATAGTTCTTTAATATTATTTAATGCTGATTCAATATTTTCTGTCACTAACACGCTAAGCTCACTTGGGGTAAATGATACCTCAGCTTCCAACCACGGATTGGCATCATTCGTACCTGCTTCTTCAAGTGAGTCATTTTCGATTGGTGCATAAACTGCTAAATTAGAATGCAAAATAACATCATATAAATAATTTGTGTTATCAAGATCAAGCACTGGCTCATAGCTTCTAACTGATAAACTTTCTACAAGATCGGGCGTTGATCTTAAATCAGATATTTTAAAGTTTCTAAATATTCTTTTAACAACCTCATCTTCACGAAGCAGCGTAGAGTTTGCGTTCAACACCACTGTTCTAAAATCGTGATAGAGTCGACCTGTCATAGTTGAGGGTGATTTACTGGGGAAAAGAGTGTGGTATCTGTTTAATCTTACCAAATAGCTGTTATCAAATTGATATTCATCAATAATATACTGAATTCCATTCATTGCGGAAATTAAAGTTTCGTTGCCGGGTCGATATTTCAGATATTTTGCTAAAACAAGCGCAAGTGAATTACTTATCTCAGTAGGGCCAAAAGTTTCAGTTTTATAAAATTTTGAATTTAATGCTTGATAAGTTTGATTGTGATAAATGTTACTCTCTTGATCAACAAAAACCGGCTCAGCAATATATGCAACGTTGCCATCAGTTTTTATTTGTTCATAAGATATATCACTTAAATTTAGCGCAAACAATGGGGCGGACAAATTGTATAAAGCAGATAAACTTTTGGTTGATATAGTCGCCATTAACGTTAGTTCTGCTATATCAGGAAAATTACCAACAAACGCTTCTACATTGATGTAGCTTGTTTTTACTATTGCGTTGCCATCTAAATCATTGTCAGTTGTGAAGGTCATGTGATCAAAAAAATCACTCAATGGTATTGAAATAACTCTTAAACGTTTTGAATCTTGAAACAGTGAAGTTAAGTTATCATATGCACTAGTGGCGAAGTCTAAGGCACCCCCTGTCATGTCGGAGCCAGCACCGGATGCGCCAACCATAGCAGACATTTCTAAAAGATATTCAATTTGTCTTGCTTGACCTTGTGGGGATACAAAATCCAAAAAACTTCTAAGTGAGTCAGCATATTCTGTATCACCTACTCCTATTTGGCGGTCGGCTTCTTCTTGTAGTCCTGCATAACTCCAATCAATTCCAACCAAAGCTGGGCTCTCAAACATTAATAAATGTTTTAAATTAGATTTTGATTGTTTTATTAAATCTGATCGGGATTTGCCTTCAACCATGATTATATTCATGTATAAGCTAGTATCATCTCTCCAACTAGTTCCCCAGCCAGTAGCGCCAGAATATTCAAACAATTCAGAAAACATGTCTTCTAAATCATATGTGTCATTAGAATTAAAAAGGCAAGACATATCAATACTAAGTTTAGATAAACTACGAAAATCAAGTGTACCGCCAGATAAACGTTCACTTTCATAATTGTAGCCCGGGAATATATTATCTAATTTTTCGTGAACAGCAATCATATCGTTTAACATTGGATCGCTTTCAGTTACTGCTTTTATTTTAATTCTTTCAATAATTGGTGTAGGTAGATAAGTACCAAAATTGGTAATCGTATCTCCCGTGTATGTTGTTCTACTTGCCATAATTCCCTCTTATTCTAAACATATTTCTGGTTCTATCATACTACCATAAATATCATTGTAAATATTATTTTGTTCAATAGTTTCACATTCAAAATCAACATCGATGTAATAAGAAGATTTATTGTAATCTTGCATTTGACGACAAACAGTTTCTTTATCAACATGGCCATCTGTTAAAACATCAAAATAATACTCAACAGAATTAGTTTGTAAGTTTGTTCGGGGCGATACGCCGGAATCACTATTAATTGGTCGTGCGGCAACCATTAGGTTGTCAACTATTTGTTCTGTTTTTGTAAAAAAGTATTTTCTTAAAAGATTTGCTTCTGGATCATATGAAGTATCTGATTCGCCTTCTAGCGAATCTCCTATGTGGAACACTTCAATATCAAAATTTTGAACTAATAATTCAGTATTAACTTCATCAACATAAGCCATAAAATGTTGAGGTTTTAAATAAATTGTTTTATTATCTTGAAATAAACCAGTAGAGCTTGCTAATTTATTTGGTTGATCATACAAGTTTATTTGATTTCTTGATGTATCAGCCATCAATTTTCTATAATCAACAGAAATGTTTACTTGTGGAATTTTAATATTTTTTCTTTCTTGTGGCTGGCTGGGTGCACCGCCGCCTGAATCTGGGGCTGGTACAGAACTAGAATAAAAAATTTGTTCGGACGTACTAGTGATTGTTCCATTTAAAACAACTATTTTCCACGAAGCACCAACATTTGTTTGTTTATTGTCAAGGTAAGCATCCCCGATAGCTGCATCTACTTTATATTTATTTGGTGGCGGTTTAAATCTTATTGGTGAAACATCTGTGTGATGAAAAGACATAGCCATCATTTCCTCATCAAAACTTTTTGGCTCAGTACTGCTAAGTAGAATTTCCTCAGCGATGCCGGGATTGCTAGTATATACTAATGTATGAAAATCCATGTAATCAATTTGACTATGTATTGAAGTTTCGTATGCTACCTGTTCTATATCTTCAAAGTTCAAAATAGTTTCTAAATAAGGTGTATCTTCTTTAATTCTTTTATCAACACTATTTTGTGATTCAAGAGAAGCGCTCGTAAAGTATCTTCTGTCATAAGCTATATTGTCGTCGAAAAAAGCATAGTATTCTGGTTTATATTCACCAATAGAAAGCAAATATTTACCATAATTGGTTAATTTAAAATCGTAAACTCTTTCTTTTTTATCTAATAACCTTGCCATAATATTAATTACTACTTTGTTTAATTAATTAAACTTTCTTTTTTCTTCTCAATTTTTTATTTAAAGTTCGATTAACTTTTGTTTCAGCACGAGAGCGACTAAATACTCCGGTTCTCGGATCGGCCATACCATGTTCGCTAATTTTCTTCCCATACAATACAGTCACATCAAACTTAATAGATTCAACAATAGATACGAAATCATATGGCCAGTTGTAACGTAGTGGATATCCTTCCGTTGTATCACGAACAACAGTTGTATCAACCTCACCAGCTTGTGGTACTGTCATGTCGTTATAAGATGATTGACCTCTTTGTTTAACTTTAAATACCATCCATCTTAAATTAGGGTTTTCCATAACATCTTTTTCCGACAATAATTCAGCAAAATTTAATCGATGTGCTGTGCTAACTTGTCTTAATTCAAGCTTTTTATAGTCGCGAGGTGCTAAGTTTTGCCATATATAAGACAAATCATTTTTGTCCAATTCGTAAGCAAACTCAAACATATACATTACAACAGGCTGTAATTCTCTATTATTAAGAAAATCAAATTGCGGCGGAAGTACATATTTGCCCATTTTTTGTATTAGTTTTCTTACCGATTGTCCTGCGGCACTGAGCGATGTATCACCTCCGGAAATTGAAGGGCCCGGAAGGGCTGCTTCAAAACGAGAACGTTGAATATTGATAAACCTTTTTCTTGCGATAGCTTTATCAGGATCAGGGGCAGTCTCATCAATTTCAAGCCCTCGTTCAAGAATATAAGGGACAGCAACCACTGCTTCTCTAATAACTCTTTTCTCAGCAATTTCACCCATTCTTGCTGATGTGTTTTCACCGCTGAAACCCATTAACTTAGAAAGAGATTTCATGTTTTTATAAATATCAGGACCCTCAGAAGCGGAAAAGTTATTATAAATGGAAGAACCAGTTACTACTTCGTAATGGTTTTCAAGCCAGTTTGCTGGTATATCTCCTATTTCCACAAACACACCCTTTGTAGGCGAGTCGGGCAGGATACCAAACTGGTGCCACATACCTCTCGGAACTGATTCAGAAGCATGCAAAGGCAAACTCAAAGTACTGCTTCCAGAAGGTATACCACCATGTCCGCGGGCGGCGTAACTAGCCGTAATCGGGCGAATGCCGGTATCCGCAAAATTTAACATAGGAGTTTCGAATTTAGGTTGAATTACCCAACGTTGCGCCGCAGTAGAAACAGGCTCAATTTCTGGTCCTAATGCAGTAGATTTAACAACGGGTACATTTTCTACACCGAATAAATTAAAACATGAATCAATTTGCATAGCGTTAGCATTAATATTTTCACTAGCATATGGTTGATAATTTTGAGATTGTTGACTACCACTGTTTAAATGCAAGTCATGATCCCTTACAAGGCTTCTAAAATACAGACCGGTAGCCGATTTGTGTGTTTCAGTTCCGTGAGGGTTCCATGGTAATTCTGGGCCCGGGTCGTATCTTCTTTGTACAAGAACAATTTCTTGTAATATTCTTTGTAAATCATAAGAAATGCTTGCGCTTGGTCTAAAAATCATATCTGCCCACGCTTCTCCGTGGTAATATGGTGGGGTATACGCCCAATTATATCCATTTAATGAGTCTTTAACTCCATAGCTAGAAGCAGACAAAGCAAATAAGTCACCTCTACCATCAATTACCGGCCTTGCGTGTTCAAAGCCACCAAAATTTCTACCTGTTATTGATGGGCCAAAAGCGGTTGGTCTACTATACATAACGAAATTTTGTTTAAAATCTGGATTCATTGCTGGATCTTGTGGAAGCTGGAATGTCCCAGAAGCCGCGGATGCAGGGCCGGCTGAACTGCTAGGTATAACTGTACCGTCAAATTCTGATCTGAATACCGATATCGCTCCATCTGGTGCGTAAAAAGTTCCGGCGCCGTCTGAACCAGATTCATGCTCATAGGTTCTACCGCCGGTGTTTGAAGCACGAAGTTTTAATCTTGCTCCATAAACAGCGCCCGGGGGAAATTTAACATCTTTGAGAGAAAGACCACTTGAACGTAATTGAGTATATTGGCCACCTTTTAAGAAAAACCTACCTACTTCTGAAAAGAAATTAGAAGCCATTAACGTGTATAAATTATCTCCGGGATCTTGTGTAAATGCTGCACTAAGCGATAATCTTAGACTAGCCGAAGGATTAGGTTCTAAATCAGGGATATACACGCTTTTAAGATCTTTTGATGGATCAATGATTGCTTCAAAGGGCACTCGTAAGTCCCATAGTGCACCACTAACATAATTTCTAGCTGGATCGGCGGGGGTCGCAATTTGAGAACCCGCATAAACACTGGAAGTATTAATACGTGTAGCCAGTAACCAATTCTCAGGATATTCATTATTAGCATTCGGAGAACCAGTTATTTGCATAAACCTGACCTTAGAGCCATTAAGAACAACTGGGTAATCAACAGCCATACCTGATTTAATCGAATTATATAAAATACCGGGAGCAAACAAAGGCTGGTACAACGGTCTCATATAACCGTAGCTTGAAAGAATATTACTAGTAGTAGAAACTCTCTTTCCATCTTCGTTTATACTTGAAACTGAAAATCCTTCTGAAAATGATCTAGAAAATTGACTTACCAGATCAAGGGTTCTTTGTACTGGATAAAATCCTTTGTAAGGATTAAATTTAAGAGTAGCCATGCATGTCAAAGCCAGTTCTTTACCATTTAAGTCAGACATTTGTTTAACATCGAAAAATTCTTTAAGAAAGTCTGTGTTTGCATAATCTTTATAGAAAGATGACTGCGAGCTGCTTAAATTAGTACCGGGGATTTCAAAAGTATCAAAATCTTCTGCTTCAAGGGGCCCCAGTTTTGCATAGTCTTCAATGTGTTCAGATATTCTAAATTCCGGTATTACTGCAAATCCTTTTGCAACTGTTTTAATATCGTAGCGGAATTCGTCATAATCATTGTACCACGGTTTGGATGGTGCAGATATAAAGTTCAAGGGACCAGTGGCTGATTTTGTTAGATACCCAGCAGTTGTCGGCGCATCCCAAAGTGCCTCACCCGATCCAGTTTTTATATTCGCGTACCCAAGTGCCGTGTTGTTAGCTTCGGTGCCCGGGCGACCACCAGTTCTTTTAGCAGATCCTGTTGTGTTAAATGGCGGTGTATCAGATAAAACAGGAATTGAATTAGGAGAATTAACCGAAAGAGGGGAATTTAACATATGTTTTCTAGCATAAACAGCGCCATTTCTTATGCAAAGTGCTAGATTTTGATATTCTAAACTAGCAGATGGTATCGGGCCGTTCGTAAACGTGTCTGACAAACCTCCGCTGCTACTAAGTATTTGATGATACAGGGAGTATGTGTTTTGTAACTCGCCGGCAGAATTTGAGTTTACCAGACTAGCCCAAGAATATGTATTTGTTGGATTGTGAGCAGACTCCGAAGCGTGAACCCATCTAGTAATCATAGGAGGCTCTGTGCGCGTCAGGAAATTACCCGGGGCATCAAGGGGCCATATACTTTGTGTTAATCCGTTTTGGAGCATTGTAGGCCTGTTTGAGCCAACACCCGTAGCTAATAGGGGGTATCCTATTGATAGGGTTCCCTTGCTGCTACCAGAAAAAGGATTAATAGAATTAAAGAGCCCCTGAGAATTGACGGCCGGCTGCCAAGAATCAATTGGTCTCCCAAACAAGGTTCCGGCGATAGCATCTATTGTTCTTTGTCCTGTAAAATATATTCCTTGCGCGATTCTCTCATCAACACTATCTCTCCAAAATTGATTGTCATATCCTACTCTTGTGGTAGATCTTGATAAAAATTCCATTCTTGTACTTGGGAGCACGTTTTCAGTATAAACAATATAGTGTAGATTAATTCCTCTACGATCTTTCATTGCTACTAGATGTTCAAAGGGAGTCACTTGGTTGTCAAGAGCAGGAATTATGTTTACCCAATCATTTAACTTTCTATCATTAAATAATATAAGTTCATTGTTGTGGCTTGTTCTAAGCGTCGTATTATCGAGTGATTTTTCCATCCCCAATCTTGAATCCCACCTGCTTACGACGTGATCCATATTAACAAATACTGGTCGACCTTTCATTGAAACTGGTTTCATAGAAAATTCTTCATGATGGTGGCGCAATAAGACTGAAATTTTGTTTCTTGTTTTTTGATCTCTCAGTAACGGGTTGTATGGGTTTCTTGCAAATGATGGCCCACCACCATAACCATAAATGTATCCACGTTTTGTGTTCAGAAGATTGAAGTGGTCAACTTCTGGATTTGGCGTACTTTTAGTAAGTAAATAACGAGAAGAACCGCTTGTATTAGAACTCGTGCCAATTGTTCTAGAACCTGAGTCTATCGGCTCGTAAACCAGCAGATTTAAATTATTTGTAGATTGTATATAGCCAATTGAATTAGAAGAAACAATATCGCTAGCGCTCACAAAATCATAGGCGCTATCAAAACCAGATGATTTACTGACAAGGAAGCTCGATGGTACAAATCCATATATCTCATTGTTGGACTTTAACGACCTTGTTATCCACAAGTATTGTTGTGTTGATCTTGGGATTGGATGTTGAATAAAAAAGTTGTCGAATTTAGAACTAGTTGCAAATGCAGTATTAGCCTCATTTGTGGAGACAATTACACGCCGTCTGTTTCTGTGAATTTTGTGGAAGCCCGGCAATTCGCTAAATACATTGTCATTGGAGCCCGGGAGTTTGCCAGATTGGGTCATAAAAAGTGAATCTCTGCCGAATCTCGCAGTATGTCTAGCCAAGTGCGAAACATAACCATAAGGCTTGCCGTGTATATCAGATACTCTAATAGCAGTTGTTCCAGTCAGTCTACCATAAGCCCCAGCAGTGGGCTCATCCCACGTACCAGAAGGGCCTTGGTATTTTTTAATAACTGTTTGATATCTATTATTTAACGCGTTATAAACAGAATATTCATTAGACCTAATATCTTTGTACCCTGCCGCGGCAACCTCGATGGCTCCTATTGCAGAAAATCTACTAGTAATAATACTTTTGTTTCCGGGATGAGGGTTCCCACGATAATGATCTGACACTGCTAAGCCACCGTTAGCAGCAGTGAGATATCCAACATTATATTCATCTACCCAATTAAAATGGCCGTCATCACCTCTACGAATACCCAGCAATGTTCTTACTTGCGTAGCATTAATTGCGCGCTCTTGGAAAACATTACTTGGTAATACTGGTTGTTGATCTACAAAGTTTCTTGGATTTTCAAACGCTCCAACTGAATGGATGACTTCATAGTTATTTTGAAAGTTGCCAATTACTGTTGAAGAACCTGTTTTCATTAATATATTACGAATATTAACAGGACGTTTTGCCATCATCCCTCTGTAATATGTCGCTTTTTGAGAAGCAGTCATTGGGTAAGGAGTTCCACTGACTTCATTTGCTTCTGGCCAAGGGTAGTCCGCTGAGGCCATTCCAATTGAACCGGAAGCAGGAATAGAACCATATGGAATTGAATTATCTGAGTAGTGATCTGCTTCGGTAGCATCAATACACTGACCGAGTAATATTTTCCATGCTTCTGGGCGATTTGTATAATTATCAGATCCAGTATTAATTTTAATATGTCTCGATTGATGACCACCAACATATTTTTCAGTAAACGGACCTTGTAATGGAATTTCCATATCTGGACCATATACATCATTGTGGACATTGGTTATTGTTATACCGTTGCCCACTCTATTTGAAATCCAATTATCTACACCGCCTGTTATTGAGGCGCTTATAATATTAAACGGAAACGCAAAACTAGTTTTATTGTTAGTATAATTATAGCCCCCATCAAAATCGCGGCCTTGATAAACATTACCGTACAGCTTCTGTTTGGAAGTTAGTTTTTCTTCTCCACGAATAGAGGTTTTACCGTGACCAACGCGCCATCGAGAACCACCTTCATCCCGCCATTGCGAATCAGAAGAAGTTGCTTCAAAATCTTTTGTTCTTGCATACAAAACGTTTTGTGGAAGGAAAACACCACCACTAGGAGAAAAAATTGGTCCGGCTGGATACAAAGATGTATGAGTGTAATGAATATCTTTATGATCTGTAAAGTTTACTCCGCCTTTAATTACTCTATTTTGAACCTCTGATGCATATAATGTTGTTGGGGTATGCATTGCGCGAGTTGGTGTATATCTTAATGTAGCTTTACCATCTTCTGTCTTTACTAGCACAGGTGAAGTATACGAGCCCGTAGGTTTTCTCCATGCTGCGGTTCTGAGATCTCTTCGCTTATTGTCAACTGGACCGCCGCCGCCAAAAACAGCAGCATTATCAGTAGCAATTTCATAATCAAAACCCAAACTTGATGAACCGGGTAATGCTCGTTTTAACCAAAATTCTCTGTGAGCATTTTCTGGTCGAGGTGAAGCTTCTAAGCCTCCATACATTGCACCAACATAGTCTAACAATAATTCACTAATTGTTTCAATTTCACCTTCTGGATCTGAACCGGCAAAATCTAATGTCGGGTATTTTGTTTGATATTTAGCCCTTTCTAATATATGACTTTCGACAATATTTTGTACGTCTTCAACAAAATCAGAAGACGCTGGAATTAATTGGCTTATAATATTTGTCAGAGAATCATCAAACCATTTATAATATTCAGTGTATCTTTCAACAGTGGTTATTTCTCGGAATTTCTCAAAAAATATCTGTACTAATGTATTTAAAGGCTTATATTCTTGTCGATATCTGTGTACCGGCTCACCGATTATATTGTGAAAGTCTATAACACCAGCAAAGAAGTCTAAAATTTCTTCATTTACTGCTCCGTATAAACTTTTTTCTACTGTGTATATATAATTTGGCACCTCATCAAAGACGCCATAAAGCTCATCATCTTCTGATAAGATCTGTACCATGTCGGAAGATCTTAAAAGCTCTGGATTCATAAACTTGTGTTCATTTACTAATTTATTTTCTATAACATTGGTGTTTGAAACAGGAAATAAATTTGCATATCCAGCATGAAGAAAGCCTGTTTTCTCTCCTATCCATCCAAAATTATCTCTTTCGAATGCAGATCCGGAGCTAAAATCTGTTATATCAAAATTTCCAGCCGCGTCGGATGCCGTCACATCGGAAAACTGCCAATTCAATAATAATGAATTAGCTCTATAAATATCATGATATTTGCTTAGGCTATCAAGCGGGGATATATTTTGATATGATGCGGACAGTCCAAAGTTTTCTCTGTCGACCGTGTGTTTTTGTAATGTTATGTCATCAACAAAGGCAGTCCAGTATTTAACATCATTGACTAAAATATCACTTTTGTGTACAGAAGCCCCAGTTAAGTTGAGATTGAGGGCACCGACATATGGTCTTTTCCACGCATTAAGAATGTCAGAACCTTCGCTTTTAAGCAACGAGCTTGTTAACTCAAACTTGTTTGTAATGGTGCCTAGTGTATTATTGTAGCCTCTGAAAATTACATCATAACCATCTGCTTTACTACTAAAACTAGTTGGAACTCCCGAACCAGAAATAAGATCGGCGGCGTATGGATATTTTTTAGGCCTAACTGCAACCGATAAATTCCAGTTTTCATTATCATAGACATCGTAATAGTTGCTTGTTGTTAACTCTGATAACAAGTAGGGGTCATAAGATGATGACAATCTAAAATAAATGTTTTTGGATCCGGGCTTATCCCTAATTGCTAAAACTTGAAAGTTGGCCACGTCTTGTGAACTTGATAAGAACGTTGTGTGTGCTGTTGATGCGGTCCACACCGTGGTCATACCAAATAAAGATGAAGTTATAAAACTATGTCTTGGGTCAAATTCATCATTAAATCTTGGGAAGTTGACATTAGCTTCCATAGTGAATCCATATTTGTCTTCTGGGCCGTGAGGATGAAGTGCTGTATATGCATTAAATTCAGCCAATGGCATCGTTACAGAAGCCGAAGGAGCAGAAGCTGAAATATAACCTCTTTTATTAAAATCGCTATGTGGATTTGCTAAGTAGACAACCGATTGCAAAGTACCTGTATTATGTAAATTTAAAAATTTGCGTTTCTTTTGTGTTTGTTTCGTGTTGCTTCTAAGTTCAAAAGTTTGATTATTTGAATATGCGTTTACGTAAATTAAATTATCGTTGATATTAAAGCATCTTAAAACATTTCTAATTGCTTTTTCTGTACCTTTTGCTTTGTATATTGAAGCTAAGTTATTGTATAAGTTTTGATAGATTAAGTTTTTTGTTTCGTTTAGATCATTTTCAAATAAACTTTTGTCTGTTCTATTATAGAATCTTTCTAAAAGCTCTGAATCCACAAACAATTGTGGAGTGGTTAAACCCAAAGATTGTGGTAAATGTTGAGAAAACGGAAATGGTTTATGCGAAGCACTAGTATATTGAGCGTGCCTAAAACTTGGTACTGCTTGAATTTGTAAATATAATTTATCAAAATATGCACCTATAACGTGTGATAGCTTTTCTAAATCACTTTCGCCATCTTCATTTAAGTCTTCATAAACCCAAGATGGTATAGTTTTTAAAAACATACCATTGTTTTGTCTATCGTAAAACGAACCAGAACTTTGTAGTTCCTTTTGTAATGCAACAACACTTTTATGATCAGAATATATAATCGGATCTCTATATTCTACGGCAGCAGCTGATGCTGACACAATTGCAGATCCAGTATTTCTAGAATTAGCTGAATAACCTGTCCATGTACCATTGCAAAGTCGACCACCATAATCCAAAACTGTACTATCGACGCTGGATGTTGTTGTGATACCTTCGTTAAACTTATAGTACATTCCCAATGTAGTATTTGAAATATCTGTATTTGTACCACCATGAATATTGGTGAACCAGTGTCTACCTATTTCTTCCGCTGTTCTGCTAACTTTCCAATATCTAAATTCATCCACGGATCCACTTAGTTTACCAGCACCAGCACCAGCCGTTAAGCCGGCTTGGGCGGCTTGAAGAGCACCAAGGCGACCTTTCGCTCCTTTTGCGTTTAATTCATTAACTGTGCGCACTCTTTCGTCGTCTATTCTAATCAAATAAGCACTATAAATCGATTCGACTTCTGCGGCTGACAAAACCGAATTCCAAATACCAATATCAGCTAAATAGCCTTGCCAGTTAGCTTTGAATCGAGCATCGCCGGTAAATCCAGGATCCATTAGATTGCCAATATAACACTGCTCAGCGGCGAGCGCCGGGGCTTTCACAGTTCCGGGGCCCCAAAATCTTCCGGATGCAGTTCCACCGCTATATACAGATACACTTTGAGCTTTTCCGTTGACGTATATAACAGGAAGGTTGCTAGGATCAGTAGCGTCAAATGCGATGGCGATATGGCTCCAAGTACTTAGACTAAAAGCACTAGTATCTGTTCGATACGTAATTTGGGTTGCGGTACCGTAGTTTGTGCCACTATCCCAATTTACATATATGTAAATTCTTTCGGATGGATCTGTGTAAACTCCTACCGCGCCGGCGGCGCCTTCGGAAAAGCTTATTATATGTCCGTAGCCGGCTGCTTCTCCACCCATAGGAGCATTGAAGCCGCCGTCACCGGTTTTATTAACCCAGCTAGCGATTGTAAATTTTTCTGTACCACCGTACATTGGTCGACCAAAAAGACTTTGCCAACGTTCGGGCATGCCGATATTTACATGAGCTGTACCACTATTAAAAAGACGACTACCTCGATCACCTTGAATATACCTTGCCGGATATATAGCTCCGGCCGGCATCACTGCACCGCCAAGCAGACTTATAAGAGCAGAACCAGTTAGCAAGGGACTGTTAACAGAACCAGTAAATAAGTTTTGGCTATGATCTAAAATAAATGGTTTTGCGACTGTGAATCGATCATCACCACCGTTTAAACGCCACCACCCTTGTAGTGCTGCCGAACTTGAATAATGGTTATCACTAGCAAATGGCCATGCGCGGGCGCCTGTTGAAGAAGTTAAATTGTAAGCACCTCTGACTGCGGTATCATTTAGCTCTCCATTGACAAACAGGCGAGACACTAAGTCATAAGAACCAGAGGAGCCAGTGTTTTGTATTTGTACAGCCAGATGAGTCCAATCAGACAATGCTGTACCGCGGTCAATGTCGTGACCCAAAGCAAGAAAGTCTTGTGTTGTATGTGCGCCTGATTGCACTGTCAATATAAGCGGCTTTTGTTGATCGCCGCGGGCGGCGTGGGAAGAAGTTAATTCCAGAGTAATTCTACCGTATCCGGCGCTTGAAGTTTCTTCTTGGTTCCACCAGTCAAATATTACTTGCTTAGAAACATTTTCAGTAATTGGTGTAAGAGAACCAGTGTGAATCCAACATTCAACAGTCACACCATCATCAAAATTTGCTCTTAAATTTGAAGCTCGGGTGCCTTTTCCATAAGTTGATGGGAGACCTTCATTTAAATATAAATTATTGAATCCATCTTCATTATAAACATTGTTAAATTGAAATTTATTATTTTCACTATTAGGTACTAATTTTTTAAGCTCTTCTGTTTCATTTAATACATTAGGGCCACCATTAAAAGTAATGTGTTGGTGATCGCTTGTTGCAGGGACTGCATAGCCATTGGTAACTGTTGAAAAAAGATAAGAATCTGGTGAAAATATTGCATACCCTGTACTTCTGGGGTATCTATTGTCAAGTATATATTTATCTACACCTAATAAATCATTATAAAATTTGGTGACCTCTGCTGATGAACCATCATAAGGGTAATAATTAGAAATCCTGTCAATTGCACTTTTATAATACAATACAGCAGAACCATATTTAGAAAACGTTCTCGGATTAGAATAGTCAATTTGCGGAATGAACGTGTCTTGTTTCTTTTTTATTTCATTTACATTTTTGGCTGATTCAACTTCCTTAAATGCGTCTTTTTCTGTTTTATCTTTTAGATAATTTCTATCAAATAAATCCTTAGTACTCATAATCTAAAACTCTAAATTTAAATGGTTTGCCTTCTTCGTTCCATGAACTTAATTCTTCATCATAAAATGAAAATTTAAATGCATATTCATAGCCGGGCTCTAATAAATCCATTTCAAAATCAAAATAGTTTCCTGAAATATCATAGGATAGGCCGGTAGCGAAATCGCTTCCTGTATTGTGTGATACGACTTCTAAACCGTCAAGCGTTCTAAATACTCTATACGATGCACTTAAAATTGGTAAGTGTTCAGGATTTTCTTTTGCTTTTGAATAAATTGTAGGAGACCAATTTTTATTTCTTACATAAAGATTGAATCTAGCTTTATCACCACCAGCGTAACTGTTTTTAAGGTTGGTTATGTTGATAAAGTATCTTGGCTCTCTTGCTTCTCCAAAAGCAGAGAACTTTTGAGGATTAATTGACCCAGTGTAAAATTCTATTGTAGTTGAAGAATAAGCATGCCCACCATGTTCATCTCCATGCGAGCCGCTATGCCACACATCGTAAAGATTTTTTATGGGTGTAGCTGCGGAGGTAATAGCTACCGAACAGCTATAAACGCCAGTAGAGACATAACCACCTGTTACAGAGTAAAGACCGTTATGTAGCAATAACCTAGAACCAGAGGGCTCTATGTTAGTTTTTGAGCCTGAATACAAGCTTACCATAATAGAACCAGTTGTGCCAACTGCTGGAATGTTTCTAAGTCGGCCGCGTATATAATTAAAAAGATACAGTGTGTTTAGATTATCCTCAGCATTTGCAAGAGAGCTGCTATAATAAAAATCGCCGCGGTCATCCCTCTTTGTTGAATCCCACCTAGCTTCGATTACAGGACGTTTATAAAAATATTGAGTGCCGCGGCCAAAAAATCTTTTTGTATAATATGATTTTGTAGCACCACCTGTTCTTTCAATTGCGCTTCCTGTATACACATTCGATGATGCAGAATTGAACGCTTCGAAAGAAGAAGATAACATAATCCCCATACCATAATTTGATTTTGTGCCGGCAATCCATTCTTCAACAAGTGGTGAAATATCTACTTCTAAATTCTCTAAACCATTTTCAAAGTCTTTCACGAACAAAGGGTCAGCAGATGCGGTTAAGTAATCACCACCAACTGATGAGGTCCATGCTGATGTGTTGGATGCAGACATCCAGTTTGAACCGCGGTTTCCTCTTGTCTCATCAGTATAATTTTCTAAATCTAACCCATCTCCCTCTTGCCAACTTTGCGCTATTGGTTTAATACTTAAAGAATAATTGGTTGGTACGGTTTTAGAAGTTTCTGCATTATAAAGTTTTAAATAAAACTTAACACTGCCGCTAGCAGGTATAGTGCCCGCGGTACGGTTGGCGGAAATAGTATAAGTTGGGAACTGAATTAATACTCTTGATAGTTCTTGCGAGCCAGTTGGGCGCGCGGAGCTGCTAACATAAGCTCTCGAATACACTGAGTACACTTCTAAGACATCTGCTGCGCCAGCATTGGCACCAGTAGCACGCGTGACCATATTGGGTTTAAAAGCGTTTACTATGGTGTTGTCTGCGCTAGCAGTATATCTAACTATGGCCATTATCTAATCTTTCCTATTATATCTACTTCGGGAAATTTTATTTCTAATATTGCATTTTTTGGAACCATAAGATATGTCCCATCTGCTGACATGTTTTCATCAATATTAATTGATGAATTTGAATATTGGCCACCACTATTAACAAAAATCTTTACTTTTGTGACATCCAAAACACCGACTACATCTTTAAGAGATTTATAAATATCACTAATAAACAATGGCTCTCCAATAAAAAATGGATTTTCAAATTGTTCTTTAAGCGCATTAATGCAATTATCTAAAATTATAAATTTATCCGAGGCTAACTGAGGTTTAACATTAAATTCAATGCCAAAGTTTAAAACATATGGATCTAATATATCAACAGTGTCATTAATCATTCTATAATGATTAACCCAAGTTTTTAAATTATTTTTAATAGTATTATTAGTTGAAGTTAATTTTCCTTCTGTATTTTCGGAAATAACATATAAATTTAAATTTCTTTTTTGTGAATCTGGATCTTTTTGAACTGAAATTCTTTTTATAGAACCAAATTTAGCTGGCATCCTATAACAAATATTTTCGTAATCTCTTTGCGTTACTGCTCTATTTTGAGTTGGAAATGTATCGTATATTCTTTGCTTTATTTCACTAGTAGATGGATAACTTACGTCGCCTACTATTGGTTTTTCATTATTTACTTCTAGTGATGTTTGTACAGCAGAAATTTTAGTTCCCAGTAAAGCTTGTTCATTTAAAAATTGCAAATTACTAGAAACAATTCTGCTCAAACCTCCGACTGCCACATTTGAATTTGTGCCATTAGTGGTTCTGTAAGTTACGGTTAGTGTAGTATTTGTTGGCACTATTCCAAAACTTTCATTTTCGGACAACCTACTAGGATCAAATGTTCTGTCTGTGACATATGTTTTACCAAATACATTTATCGCTACATTTTGTGGGTTTGCAACCACACCAGAGGAACCAATTTTGCCACTACCAAATTGTAAAAAAGCCCTATCTCTGTCAAATTCAGTAGTAAATTTTCTAGATACAAGAGTTGGTTTTATAATTGATGGCACATTGTCGTTTTTAAAATTAGGATTCATAACTTCTTTGAAGACCATATCCTGAGCTAAATAATCTACTTCAAAATATTCGTTACCCTCGGCATCGACTACTGAAATTATTTCGGCTACGTTTTGAGTCTCTAATTCAATTCGTAAAAACCTTTCAAAAGAAGACACGGTAACATTTTCAGAACCAAATTGACCTGATACAACTGTGCCAAATGCTTTTACAGCATAATAAGTTGGAGCACCCGTTGTTGAATCGACCCGGGCTGCAACAAATAAATTTCTCGGATCACTAAAATCTATATTTTGTGTTAACACAAACGAAAGATTGTTTTCAGTTGCAAACGTACTACCTCTTTTTAACATTGGCAAGTAGTTTCTATCAGGACCGATTCCTGTGCTGTTAGCGGGACATAAAATGAAAAGTGCCGCCTCACCATAAGTCGATGGACGACCATGAAATTTATAACCTAATGCACGACCATGTCTGACAACATTAGAAAATTGGAACGCTGTATCTAAAAACGATTCGTTAACATTGTAATCCAGATAAAAGGACAACTGGTCTCCGACATAAGCAACAGCATCAAGCATTAAAGAGCCAAATGATGCTTCACTAAAATCTTGAAAAGAGTCAGGATAAAACCGTTCAGCAATATTAATTAAATCATTTTGAATTGTTTCAAATTCTCTATGAGTGTAATCTATTGGTAATAAATTTTTCTGTTTTTTGGAAATAGACATAAAAAAACCTCAATTTAAATAGTAAATTCTAGCAAATCCATTACGTTTAAATTGGGAATAACATAATGAATTTTAATTATTAATGTTTGATCATTAGATGATGACGCCTC